GCCGTAGCGAGTTCAGATAAAAGAAATCCCCGCGAGTGCGAGGATTGTTATTCACCTTTGACGGCAAGTTGCAGGTTAGCCACGGTTAACCTCCTGCTGCGGTGCTGCCTCAAGAGCAGCCCTGTAACCAGCAGCATGACCGCGAAAGTTAGCAATCTCTGATAGCCACGCTTTAATCATGGCCTGAGTTGGCTCCTTCGGCACCATAACCCAACCATCCGGAGTTACCGGAGAGTTGCCAGCCTGAACAGTAGGCATATCCGGACCTTTGCGAATCGCCCTGGCAAGATCGATTGGGTCGTCGTATAACCAGTCACCTGTTTGCGGATGATTGGCCTCTGCCAGTTGCGCCGCCCATTCAAGGCCGTCTTTGTGACCTTGCAGATAGTCCAACGGCAACTCATCACGATTACTTACGGGTTCGATTTGTTCGGAATTACCGGACAACTGCATGGTACCTTCATTGGTGAGGGTACCATCGGCCTGAAGCATGGCGGCGCGATAGGCGTTCCAGCCGACAGCTTTTCCGTGTTCAAACGCGCTGTCAAAGTCATCATCCATTTCCATCGCAGCGGGCACAGATACCGGCGCTGGAGGGACGGTGTAGAGCGGCATTACCTCAATATTGAAGATATCCCCCTCGCTTGGACACGCCTCTGCGCTACCGTAAACCCAAGGGTGAACGACTCCGTTACGCTTGTTGATTAATCTGTGCGCCCACGCCACAGGCTCCGCTTCGAGCGATGCCAGCGCGATACGCGCATTATTAATCAGGAGGCTATCAGCAGGAGATAAAACAACATGAGCGTTTCCCTCCGCATCAATTTCAGAATTCGTAATTTTTCTGAACAGCTTTGCCAGTTCTTTGGTAATAGTGCTCATGGGCGAATCTCCGTCCTGCCACCAAGTAAGCGGATTGCCACTCGTTCCCGGAAGGTAAGCGGTCGATGGTGTCCGCGGGCATTAACAATTTCAGGCTTTCCATTAGGCGGATAATTGACCCTGACCGATTGACCATCTAGCGCGTGAGAAGCCTCGAGTAGTGCTGACTTTAAGTGCGCAGGGCACTCTTTCTGCACCCGCTCGCCGTCTGAAATGACACCTGCAATCCCCTGAAGCATGCTGGCTAAATTGCTGAGATAATTTTTCACATTCACTCTCCTTTACCGGTGCCATAGGCAGATAAGCACTCTTCAAATCCAGCCTGATTATCCGTTTGACCTAAACTGAAGCCATGCTGAAGACCATGACGAAATGCGCTATCTTGCAATTTATCTGCGCTATCGAGCTTCGCTTCCAGTTCAGCGATTCGCTTCTCTGCGGCTTCCAGTTCATCCAGTAGCGCCAGCACGGTAGCTGGACTGGCTGCGGAGTTCAGCGCGTTCAAGGCAGTGATATCTGCATCAAGCTGAGTTCCTTCTGCCAGTGAGATATCGAAAATGTCATCAGGCGGCATAACACTAAGGCGCTCATGTGCGCCAACTGCTGCCGCTGCGATTTCACGCAGTGCCTGATAGTCAATCTTGCTCACTGGTTGCCTCCTGCTTTTCTGCCTTCAACACCATGCGAGAACCATCATCCAGCTCCCACGCGATCTCACCACCTTCAGCCATGACCAGTCGCCACACCAATTGAGCAGCCTCATTGGTAACATCACGACCTGGATCATTGCCAACGCGCATACGTCCACCTTCAACATCGCGCATTTTTGCCAGCATGATAGTTTTTGATAGCGGTGAAAAACCAAGCTGTAGTCGTGCTGAATTACTCACTGGTTGCCTCCTTTGCGCCACATCGCATTCAGATATTTGTTGTCGTTAACAGAACCGAAACTATTTCTCTTAAGCAATTCCTCTCTCGATGGCATTGGCCTTACGCGTTGGCGAATAATCATTTCTGCCGGAAGAATGCCGGGATTGTATGCAAGTCCTCTCATGGTAAATTCCTCAGTCATTACTGATAGCGCCATAGCGTGAGCGGTAATTACGCAGGCGCTGGTCGATATATTCAGGGAAGTGGGTATATGTGGCTTTGCGGAATGGTCGGATTGATGTCTGGTAAATTCGCTCGCGTTCTTCTTTCTCTGCAAGCCATATACAATGGCGAAATTCCTTTTCATCTTTCGTTTCCTGCGGTAGAGACATTATCTGGTCGTAGTTTTTCCTGAATTTATCCAGCACCTCCGATACGGAATTGCCGGAACAGCGGCGCGGGTCATCCGCACCATACTGAGGCGCTGGCATGATTTTCTCCTGATTAAATTGCGTGAATAGCGTGACGAGGGAAGGGGAGAGTTACTGGTGCAAAGGGTATATCGTCGTCAAAATCCATCGGAGGTTCGTTGTGTTGTGCTGGTGATGATTGCTGCTGTGGCTTCTGTGATTGCCTGCTGGCTGCTTGTTGTTTGCTGTCGCCAATGCCGCCAAGCATTTGCATCACACCATTAATTCCGACATGAACCTCGGTTGTGTAACGGTCTTGCCCTGACTGGTCTTTCCACTTTCTGGTTCTCAGCATTCCCTCGAAATAAATCTGATCACCTTTTTTCACATACTGCCCCACGACCTCAGCCAGTTTCCCGGATACAGCAACACGATGCCATTCAGTCAATTCCTTTTGCTCGCCAGTATTTTTATCTCGCCATTGTTCTGACGTGGCTATTGTCAGGTTAGCGAACGCTGTTCCTGATGGTGAGTATCGAACTTCCGGGTCTTGTCCTACCCGACCAAGGATAATCACCTTATTTACGCCTCTGCTTGCCATTTATGCCGCCTGTTTTAGTTCGTTAACTCTGATGTTCATTACCTGAACGCATTTAGCCTGCGCCTCCTCGTTGCCAGCCATTAATTGCCAGTCACGCTGATAACGCTCGATGAGTTTTTTCTTGTCAGTTTCTGTTGATGCATAATCGCTGAAGTCTTTCAGGATTTGTTCGCAGTCAACCGATGGAGATTTCTGGTTGGTATTTTCTGGTGATGGTTTGTTATCTGATGCTGGGATTGCCCACCCCGGAAGCGATGGAGGGAGCCAGTAAAATCCTGTTCCATCCTTCAGTTTTGCCCTGTACCACCCCTGCTTTTTATCGAGAGATGTTTGTGCGAAACCTTCCTCAAGGTTATACAGATACCGACCGATTCCCCACTGAACGGCAGCGCGCTTCATTGCACCGGAACGACCACCTTTGACGGCTTCTACCTGCGTGTTTTCAGCAGCATCCCATTTGGTTACCCATTCGGAATCAATCTTTATTGATATGCCGCATTCAACGCCGCCGTTGTTGGGAATATCGCGGTATTCATTGCGCCATCCTGCTTTGCCGCAAACATCGTCCAGGCGTTTCATGATTGCCCGGTTCGTGACATAAGCCAGCACCATAGCCCACACTTTGCCATCGCGTGTTTTACCGCTTTGCTGTATTCGCCATTCGATATCTTCAGGGCTGAATGGCTCATCGAATTTATTCAAATCCATAATTCACCTCAGAATGGACATGGCCCAAGGAAATAACGCTGGTTTAATACTTCGACTCGGGACAAATTAAGGCATACCCGCATTCCTTCGCGGTCACCATTATGGCGATACCAGAGAGCTTTCTGCGTGTACATGCGTCTCTGTAACTTGCTCTCCTTCACTGTGGTTGCAAGTGACATGAATATCTCCTTCGTTACCGATTAATTCTTTCATCTGACGAATGAATTCTTCGTCTGACCAGTTATCCGTAAAACTCATGGACGGCCTTGTTGTTTCAAAATATCCCAAAGCTTTTCGAGCAAACTTTTCATTCTTGGTTGTTTAAAGTCTGCTCCGGTTAAAATATTTTTTCGTGAATGCTGTACCGATAAAATCGGGTTGAAAGGGCGAACCGATGCCGCCCCTGCAATAGCGAACTGTTGCATAGGATGCTCCTTCTGTTTGATTGCATAACGAAAACGCCTCGAGTGAAGCGTTATTGGTATGCATATAAAAAGGCCCTCACATTGGAGGGCAAAGAAGATTTCCAATAATCAGAACAAGTCGGCTCCTGTTTAGTTACGAGCGACATTGCTCCGTGTATTCACTCGTTGGAATGAATACACAGTGCAGTGTTTATTCTGTTGTTTATGCCAAAAATAAAGGCCGACTATGCGGCCTCAACCAAATCAGAAAATGAACTTCTCCACATGTGGCCGCCTGATAAACCAAGTTGCTCAGCAAGAGAAGCCATCGCCTCAAGCTTGGTATTGCCGAATCCAGCAGGAGATTCCTGTAAATCAACAAAATTATGAGCGTGTGCACACCAAACGTTTCCATCTAACTCGATTGTCACGCCAACGACCTCTGCATATTTATCAGCGTCATCATCATTGCAATTCCATTTGCTAGCCAGCTCATTAACGCGCTCTTTGTTGGCACCAAGAGCCATGGACTCAACCAGAATGTCCCATGCAGTTTTACGGCTGCTAACATCTAATGGCCATGAGCAAACCGCTAAATCAGAATCACGAATATCAATAATTGCATCTGGTGATGGCTTATAAATAAGATCACCATTTTGATGCAGGTAATACCATCCATTAGTACTCATATTTCACCTCAAATAAGTGGTTTGCTGCCAAAACAATGAACCATCCGGAAATTCAGATAGTTCATAATTCACTCTTCAATACTTCCAACTTACTAATCGCCGATAGATATCCGCGCTGATAGGGCATCATCATTCCTTCGAGCTTGCCACTTCTTAACTCCTTCCTGAGCAATTGTATTGCTTGATCAATAACCTCTGCCTTAGCGTCCTTTATGGCTTGCTTGCGGGGCTTTGCTTTCTGCTTTGGCAGATTTCTCAAGCATGATGGAATGTATGTCTGATTCACCACTTACCTCGCTGTCAGTTGTTTTGATTTCCGGTAGCCTGCCGCGTAAATGGCTACGTTTGGAAGACATACACCAGTTTCTGGTTGCTTATGTCCAAACTCATTCGCGTACACAATGGCCGCTCGCTCCAGATTGCGTCTGTATTCTTTCTGTTGCCAGATCACGTCCTGTGCCATGAACTTAATTGGCTTAGCGTCTTCTATGCGCTCAGGCGTTTCGTGAGTACCTTTAGCCTGAATCTGCGCTCTGCTTAGAGTAGGGCGGTGTAATACTTCTGAACTTATTGCTTCTTCGCGGGCCAGTACGCCGTTAGCTAATGCCTTTGCCTTTAAACGCTCACGACGACGAGAACGTGAATTGCCTTTGAACTGAGTTCTGCGTGTCATATAGACCTCCTGATGAACTTTGGTGGTGTGGTGGCTGGTAGTCTAGCTCCAGCTTGTTGAGTCTCATTCGGAGGGGTATAACCGGCACCCCAGTGATTTTTCCATGCGACAACGTGCGCGTTATGGCGGCCTTATCGCCCGCGGCTCCCCATCTCGTCCACGCTATTGCTAGCGTTGGGAGCGCTTCACCGCTCAACAGTAGGTAAGCACTTGCCAGTGACTAGCTGGCTTCACCACACCCCAAAGTTCACTTTGGTTATTGCGCTTTGTCAGCGCCGTAGATTCATATTCGAATCGTTGTATATTCACCGCCCTGGTGAGTAGTGCGTCCTGCTGATGGGCAAACTTTATCGGAATGATAAATTAATGGCAATAGCAAAATGATAAATTCTTTTGATTTTCAAATATCGTATTGATTCTTATGGTGTTTTATTTTGTTGTAGGAATTCGACAGGATAAATAAAGAGATTTGAGGGAGATCTGGATTGCGTGGTTTAGCAAGTTGTATCAATCAGTTTTTCAATAAATACAATGAGTTATGTTTTTTAGGTGGGGGATCGAGAGGCAAAGAAAACCCGGCGCGGTGGCCGGGTGAGATATTAAAGAACCGATTTAACAAGATGGTTTTT